TTCCACAAGCGAACCGCCCCTCCGAAGAGCAACCTAAGTTATGAATTTAGGGCAGACACAAAATTTGAGACACTCTCAGCGCGTAGCTCTATTCAGTTCAAATTTTGGAATAAATAGCCGTGAGAAACCAAGTGCCGAACAAAAAATATAAATTTATATTTCAACAAAAAGGTGTTGCAGACATATTTGATGCTCTCAAGGATCTTCCCCTTTCTCTCTATCTCGCAAGATCTGACATTCGACAAAGATACAGACGCTCAACTCTCGGCCCATTTTGGATAACTATTTCTACAGGTGTCATGATTGGCTGTATAGGGGTAATTTTTGGGGGGCTCTTCAAATCCCCAATGTATGAATTTCTCCCATTTTTAGCCTCTGGACTAATCATTTGGAACTTCATTGCTTCAACAATCATGGAAGCAACTACGACTTTTGTTGGCGCAGAACCGATTATCAAACAGTTGCCGTTGCCATTGTTTTTGCATTGCCTTCGAATGGTTGCAAGAAACTTTTATATCTTCTTGCATAACTTATTAATTTTTCCTCTTGTTCTAATCTTTGTTCAAAGACCTTTGGACCTCGGTTCCCTTCTTTTTTTTCCGGGATTGATCATATTGATAATTAATCTACTATGGCTTTCTCTTTTGATAGGTATTGTCTGTGCCAGATTTAGAGATTTGGCTCAGATAGTGGCTAGTCTACTTCAAATATTTTTTTACGTGACTCCGATTATCTGGATGCCAAACTTACTTCCGTCGAGAACCAGCGTGATGATCCTAGATCCAAATCCCGCTTACCATTTGTTGGAAATAGTCAGAGCGCCTTTATTAGGAAATATTCCATCCCTTACTAATTGGATTGTTTCTATTACTATCGCTGTTTTAGGTTGGATGCTTTCTATTTTTGTTTTTAATAAATTTAGAGGGCGAATTGCTTACTGGTTGTGAAAATGACGAGCATATATCTTAAAAACGTAACTATTGATATCCCGATTTTTAATTCTCAAGGCAGATCCTTAAAGAAAACAATCATGGGGGTGGCAACTGGAGGAAGGATAGGGCTTACTGAGTCTGGAAAATCCATTGTCAGATCTTTAGATAACTTGAGCTTAACTGTCCAACCTCATGAACGCGTGGGTTTAATTGGTCATAACGGAGCAGGTAAAAGCACATTTTTAAGAGTTTTGAGTAAGGTATATGAGCCTTCAAGCGGTGTTGTGGATATCCAGGGGACAATCGGATCATTGATTGATATTTCCCTTGGTATAGATCCAGAAGCCACCGGCATAGAAAATATTTTTTTAAGAGCTGCCTTATTGAGAATACCTAAAAAGAAAGTTATCGAAGAACTCGACAGCCTTATTGAATTTACTGAGTTGGGCGATTTTATTAATATGCCTGTAAGAACTTATTCCACGGGTATGCATATGAGATTAGCTTTTGCTGTGTCCACCATGATGAGTCCAGATATCTTGCTTATGGATGAATGGCTTTCGGTAGGTGATCAAAATTTTCAACAAAAGGCGGAGAAAAGACTTAACGGCCTGATTGAAAGGGCAAATATTTTGGTAATAGCGACTCACTCAAGACAGTTGATAGAAAAATGTTGTACACGAGTGCTATGGTTAGAGCACGGCTCTTTGAAAATGGACGCAACGCCATCACAGGTTTGTCCTCTATATTTTGGGTCTTAAAATACCGCCCGTGCTAACATATCTCGTTATTTTACTTTTTACATTACAAGTAAACGTTAGATGTGAAGAACATTGAGGATACCCTGGAGTCTTTTCAATGAATCTTCGGTAGCGTCATACGGTATTAGTTCGGATTGTTGGGATTTCTTATTATGTCGATTACTGATTCAGAAATTTTAGGGTTTGCAAAAGAAGTTTTGGAAATTGAGGAAGGGTCTATATCAGCAATAAAAAATCGGTTGGATTCATCATTTGTTGATGCGGTTTTCCTCATTTTAAATACGCCTGGGAATGTCATATTTTCTGGGGTTGGGAAATCTGGTCATATTGCTAGAAAACTTGCAGCTACTTTTGCATCCACGGGTACACCATCGTACTTTGTTCATCCGACTGAGGCAGCCCACGGTGATTTAGGCATGATAAGAAAAGAGGATTTGTTTGTGGGCATCTCTTACTCCGGAGAATCTGATGAGCTTTTAAAAATCCTTCCGTCAATCAAAAGATTAGGCGTTAATATTCTGGCTATCACCGGAAATAAAAATAGTACGTTAGCAAAATTATCTACAGTTACTCTATTAACTTCCGTTGAGAGAGAAGCGTGTCCTTATAACTTAGCTCCTACAGCCTCCACTACCGCCACTTTGGCAATCGGTGATGCTTTAGCTATAGCATGTATGAGAGCTAAGCGATTTGACGCAAAAGATTTTGCCATGACACATCCAGCTGGAAGGTTAGGGAAAAGGTTAACGTTAAAAGTAGCAGATGTAATGAAACCAGCGGCAGAGTGCCCTTTAATTTCGGAAGGGGCTTCTTTAATGTCTGGAATTATTTCTTTGACGAACTCCCATTTGGGTTCTTTTGTTATTGTTGATAGACAATATAGACCCGTGGGTGTTTATACAGAAGGTGATTTAGCGAGAAGCCTAAAGAAGGGAATTGATTTTAATATCACAAAAGCGATAGATGTTGCTACGAAGACACCAAAAACAATCAATATGAACGATTTGGCTTGGGATGCGCTTAGTCGATTAAAAGAATTCAAAATTAATCAACTAATAGTTGTAGATGAAGAAGGAAAAGTAGTAGGAATTCTTCATGTTCAAAATTTATTGATGCTTGGGTTGGAATAACATGCATGTAATTATTCAGGCTGGTGGTAAAGGTACTAGACTCGAAAGCTTGACCAGAAATAAACCTAAATGTTTGGTACCAGTTAAAAATAAGCCTCTTATCTTTTGGGCATTAGAGGCATTTAAGGACTATAAAGTCCACGTAATTTGCGACTATCAAAAAGAACCCCTCAAAAAATATCTAGGGGTATATGCAACCGAGTTTGATATAACTATAACGGATGCAGATGGGAAGGGGACAATTTCAGGAATTAGAAAGGTATTAGATCAATATGTCCCGGAAGCGGAGCCAGTTTTGATAGTTTGGTGTGATTTGCTTTTTGAAAAAGATTTCGAACTACCTAAGTTTGTTTTGGAAGATTCACAAAAGTTTAATTGGGTTGGCTTGTCAAGCTCATTCCCATGCCGATGGTCCTTTATAATCGGAGAATTCGTTCACCAAGCCTCAAGTTCTCAAGGGGTCGCCGGGGTCTTTTTGTTAAAAAATAAAGAGGAACTTGAGGATCTTCCTAGGGAAGGGGCATTTGTACCTTGGGTTCAATCTAAGAAAATTCAATTTAAAGAGTTTTACTTAGAAAATGTTGTAGAAGTGGGGACGTTATCGGCATTTACTGCACAAAACGGAAGTATTTGTAGGCCTTTTAACGAAGTCATCTTCAACAAAGAGACTGTCACTAAAAGAGCAGTAACGGAGTACGGCAAAAACATATCCAATTTTGAGATTGATTGGTATAAAAAAGTTAAAGAATTAGGCTTTGATAAAGTTCCTAAAATTTTTTCTTATCAACCTTTGGTTATGGAGAGAATTCAGGGTAAAAATATTTGGGAGTTCAACTGCTTAACAAAGTCTGAAAAAATTGAGATTCTTCACCTTATCATCTCTACGATAAAACAATTACATGATCTTGGTGGAGAGGTTCCGGCAAATCTTAATGATTTGGAAGAAACGTATATAACTAAAACTTTCTCTCGACTTGGAAAAATTGAAGAGCTAGTCCCCTTCGCAAAAGAAGAATACATAAAAATTAATGGGAAATATTATAAAAATATTTTTTATGATAAAGCCGCATTGAAAAGTACATTGTCTGATTTTTATCCAAGCTCCTTCCGCCTAATCCACGGTGACGTGACTTTCTCGAACATGCTTTACGATAGGGTAAAAAGAAATTTATTTTTGATTGACCCAAGAGGATACTTTGGTAAAACTAAATTTTACGGAGATCCGGACTATGATTGGGCAAAACTTTATTATTCCATCGTTGGAAATTACGATCAATTTAATAGAAAAAACTTTGCCTTGGATATTCAAACACGGGGAGTTGAAATAGAAATTTTGTCTAATAACTGGTCAGATATGGAAAATTATTTTTTTGATTCTCTGCCTGGTGTTTCAAGAAGGAAAATAAAAGCCCTGCATGCCGTCATTTGGTTGTCTCTGACAACTTATGCTTGGGAAGACTATGACAGTATATGCGGCGCCTTCTACAAAGGTATTGTCGAAAGTTCAGATTTTCTTTGATATGAAGATTGAAATCTTAAAAGAATTGTCGGGCCATAGCGGCTGCCAAATTCTGCTTTGTAAAACAAATAACAATTTGTTTGTAAGAAAAATCTCTTCTTCTCCTTCGTACAATGAAAGATTATCTATCCAATGCTTAAAACAGAAACATATATTGGAAACTCTGGCCAATGTAGAGAATGTAGCAACACCTGATATCTTCTCCGACGGCTTGAAAGAGGACTGCTATTATTTCGATATGGAATATGTTCAAGGATCTTCCCTCTCGAACATTGTGCCCTCTTTGAATGTACAAGTCGTTAAATTGTTGGCGCATAAATTTGCGGAAATTCTTAAGGCCCTTTCAGAGATTCCTGGTGCACAGTCTAACTCCCGGGATGCTTTTATAAAGAAAGCAAGCAGTATAAAAATTCCGGAAAATTATCCTTTTGTATTTTTTGATGTAAAAGAATACTTAATAGGGGCTGACTATGGTTCGATTGGAAGAGCTTCGAGTTGTCTTGGAGATTCAACATTAGAAAATTTTATTGTTACGCCTACTGGAAAATTGTATATTCTTGATCTCCTTGATTCTTTTTATGATTCCTGGAAGATTGATGCCTCAAAGTTATTGTTTGATCTTAAATATAATTGGAGTTGTAGAAAAGAAGGGTATAGTTCAAACAGAATTGTGAGGAACAAAATTTTAGCGGAAGAATTGAAAAATAACCTGGAAAGGTTTGGACTTTCATTGTCCAAGACAGAAGAAAAAGATTTAATTCTTCTTCATATTTTAAGAATTGTTCCATATTGTAAAGACGACGAAACTTTGAGATTTCTTGAGAGCGCAGCCGAATTAACTATAAAAGGAAACCTATGAAGACTTTATTAATCCCTTGTGCTGGCAAATCTAGCCGATTTCCAAATATGCGACCGAAATGGTTATTGACTCATCCAGATGGCAAGTTGATGGTGCAAAAAGCTATCGAAAAAATAGATTTGACTCAGTTTGATCAAGTAGTTTTCACAATAGTAAAAGAGCACGATCTCAGGTACGATGCCTCACTTATATTACGGCAGGCTTTAGAGAGCAGTCTTCAGAATTTGAATATTAAAATGGTAATTTGTGTGCTCGAGAATTTTACGTCTTCTCCGAGTGAGACAATCTACCAAACAGCACAGAAGATCGGCCTTAAAGGTTTGGTGGTAGTGAAGGATTCTGATAATGTTGTGGGCCTGGAAGGAGTGGAGTTTAAAGATAATTCTGTAGTGGGCCTAAACATTAACAAGGTAAAAGACGTTTCTAATCTCCCCGGGAAAAGCTTCCTTATTGTAAATGAACAAGCATTATTATTAGATATTGTAGAGAAAGAAATTGTTTCTCCACTTATTTGTCTTGGTGTTTATGTATTCAATGATATTTCAGATTTTTGCAATGCTTACAACGAACTTAGTAAGTTTAAACTAGATGGGGAATTATACGTTTCCAATGTTATCTCTTACCTAATTGCTAAGAAAAACCTAATTTTTCAATTCATAGAGACCTTACACTATAAAGATTTTGGTACTTTCGCTGAATGGAAGGACGAACAACTAAGAAATACGACTTATTTTATAGATTTTGATGGTGTATTAATAAAAAACTCCGGTAACTTTGGGAAAATTAACTGGTCTAATCAACGAACTCTTTTAATGAAAAACTGCGATACTGTCAGGAAGCTCCAAGAGAGAGGAGCCCAGATTGTGATAACGACTTCTAGGCCGAAAAATTTTGAAGAGTTAATTTATGAGCTGTTGAGTACAGTTGGAATTAAACCGAAATTCATAATTACAGGATTGAATCACGCTCCCAGAGTGCTTATTAATGATTTTGCGCTTTCAAATCCATTTCCATCAGCACGTGCTATATCACTTCCTCGAGATGGTGAAATTTGCGATTATATCGGGGGCTAAATGTTGGTTCTTTCTAAACTCCCAAAAACTTGGATTATTGATATAGATGGTACCATTTTCGAACACAATGGTTACCTGAAAGGAAAGGATAGACTTTTGCCTGGAGTTAAAGATTTTATGTCACAAATTCCAGAAAATGATTTCGTCCTGTTAATAACCGCAAGAACAAAAGAAAGTGAAAAGCAGTTAAAAGAAGGATTAAAAGAATTCGGAATTCGCTTTAATCAAATCATTTTTGGAGCGCCTTTCGGAGAAAGGATTCTTATTAATGATCTAAAACCTTCTGGGTTGTCTACAGCAATAGCAGTCAATGTAAAAAGAGATTCAGGATTAAATATTGAGGTTAAATATTCCGACGATTTATGAACAACAAAAAAATAAAGAAAATTTTATATAGTTTTCTTAAATTATTTTCTTTAGAGCTATTAAGGAAAGAAGATAAGGTCTATATTTATTTTTTTAAAATTAAGTTAATAGAAATCGATAATAAGGCTCTCAATAGTAAAATAAAAATTGGTATTTTCTCTTTTCCCTTTTTTTTGAATAAAATCGTTTTAAATAAAGTTGAAAGACAAATAGAAAATTCCAACCTAAAATCTATAGAGCATATTATCTTTTTAAAAGCTCATGCTGGAGAGATCTCAATATTTTTGTCCCTCTTTTTAGCTTCTTTTGCTAAAAATAAGCAACTTAAAAATATGTTATTCGTAGGATATCATCCATATCATAAAGATATAGTGAAATCGTTTTTTCCTAACGCAAACTTTATTTTTCTTCCTTCTTTATCGATAAATTTTTTGCCTTTTGAGTTTCATTTTAATGATATTAAATGTTCTACGATTTTTCCGTTTTCTTATTTTCAAGTTTTTGAAGAACGGAAAAATCTAGACTATATAAGTTATATGGCAAACTATTTAAATGAGGAACCGACATCGAAATTTTTGCCTATTAAACTAAATGATAAAAAATATGTTTATTGGGGAGAAAAGTTTAAGAATAGTTTTGTAATTATTTTTCCCGAAAGCCAATCTTGCGATTCGGAGGATCTTTCTTTAAATGAAATTATATCTATTGTTAAGTCTTCAGGTCTTGATTTTATAATAAATACAAGAAATTCGGGTTCACACAACCTATTCTTAGATGTGAAAGAGCTGCCTTACATAGCAAAAATGGCAACAGGGATTATTGCAATTCGAAACGGAATAGTTGATTTTCTTTTACCTATGCAAAAGCCAATGTTCCTTTTTTATACAGGCTTTCCTTTTCGGGAAAGCTCATTACCAGAAGTTTCTCCTATCAAAGTTCATGAACTTTTTTCTTTGAAGAATGTACCTCAATATCACGCATATTACAAAGAGGTTATTATTGATCCTTCTAATAAGAAGGAAAAGAAACTATCTGAACTTCAGCAATGGCTTAAAGTAATAATGCAAGATGAATACAAACAAAAATAGTCCAAGAAGTTTTTTTGCACGATATTTGTCTTGTACGAAAAAATGACAACACATAATCTGAACTTCTCCACTACTGTCTAAAATAAACACATAGCGAAAAAGTAAATTTGGGTAAAACGTAGCGAATTAGCTGATACAGCGTTCGTTACGCTTTGTTTTTCTATGGGACAGAGCCAACGAAATACCACCTCGAAGCCAAACAGCGCAGAAGTTCAGTTACCACCTCATTACCCCCGTAACGGGTGTGAATTTCTTGCTAAATGGTTCTGTTTCTGCGATTTGCGTAATTTTGCATAGCAGTCGGTAACTCACTAATAACTAATTTTGTAACCAAAAAAAGGAGTGAGTTATGCGTAGTACATTCAAGGTATTATTTTACGTGAAGAAAGGCAGCGAGAAGCCGAACGGCAACCTGCCTTTAATGTGCCGTATCACGGTGGACGGCGAGATTAAACAGTTCAGTTGCAAGATGGACGTTCCCCCACGGCTGTGGGACGTGAAGAACAACCGTGCTTCGGGCAAGAGCGTCGAAGCGCAGAGAATCAACCTTGCGGTAGATAAAATCCGTGTGGAAGTAAACCGCCGCTATCAAGAGTTAATGCAGACGGACGGTTATGTTACCGCCGCCAAACTCAAAGACGCCTATCTCGGTATCGGCGTCAAGCAGGAAACTTTGCTGAAGCTGTTCGAGCAGCACAACGCCGAGTTCGAGAAGAAAGTCGGGCACAGCAGGGCGCAGGGTACATTTACCCGTTATCGGACGGTCTGCAACCATATTCGGGAGTTCCTGCCCCATACCTACAAGCGTGAGGATATTCCATTAAAGGAACTCAACCTCACGTTCATCAACGACTTCGAGTATTTTCTGCGCACGGAGAAGAAATGCCGCACCAATACCGTGTGGGGCTACATGATTGTGTTGAAACACATCGTTTCCATAGCGAGGAACGACGGGCGTTTGCCCTTTAATCCCTTTGCGGGATATATCAACTCTCCCGAAAGCGTGGACAGGGGCTACCTCACCCAAACGGAGATACAGACGCTCATGAACGCACCGATGAAGAACGCCACCCACGAGCTTGTACGGGACTTGTTCGTCTTTTCTGTTTTCACGGGTTTGGCGTATTCGGACGTGAAGAACCTCACCGCCGACCGCCTGCAAACATTCTTCGACGGCAACCTGTGGATAATCACCCGAAGAAAGAAGACCAACACCGAATCGAACATCCGCCTTTTGGACGTTCCCAAGCGTATCATCGAGAAGTACAAGGGGCTGGCAAGGGACGGTCATGTTTTCCCCGTTCCGAACAACGGCAGTTGTAACAAGATACTCAAAGATATAGGCAGACAATGCGGCTTCAAGGTACGCTTGACCTACCATGTCGCACGCCACACGAACGCCACGACCGTACTTCTGTCGCACGGCGTACCCATCGAAACGGTGAGCCGCCTTTTGGGGCACACGAACATAAAGACCACCCAAATTTACGCCAAAATCACCGCCCAGAAGATAAGCCAAGACATGGAAACCTTGTCGCACAAGTTGGAAGATATGGAGAAGAATATCTGCCGAGCCATCTAATTAAGAACAGAATACCGATGAAAGAAGAAAGGAACATTATCACGATGGACGGGCAGGGCAATATCTCCCTGCCGAGCGATATAGGCGCAACCGCCATGACCGAGCGGGAAATCTGCGAACTGTTCGGGGTTATCGCCCCGACGGTTAGGGCAGGGATAAAGGCACTCTGCAAAAGCGGAGTTTTATCTATATATGACATAAAGCACATTATCCGCCTATCGGACAAATACAGCGCGGAGGTTTACAACCTCGAAACGATAGCCGCCCTCGCTTTCCGTGTCGAATCGTTCGGGGCGGCGAAAGTCCGCAGGGCATTATTAGAGAGGATTATACACGGGCGAAAAGAGAAAACGACGGTATTCGTGTCGGTTGTTTCGGACGGCAAGCCCAACAGCCGTTGGAAAGCATGATGATATACCAACATACCAACATGCAAACGTACCAGCATACCAGCATGCAAACATGCAAACCTATCACTATGGTGATATATATTGCAGGGTCTATTTCTCTTTTCAGAGGAAAGCGGAGCAATCGTTTTCGTTTACAAAGGCAAAGCAAGCACGGGGCTTTACGTCGGCTAAAAGGTCAGGCGGCTGCGCCGTTTCCCAATAAATCTTCCTCTCGCTTCGCTGCGAGCGTATTTATCGGGAAAACCTTGTATCCGACCGCCCCGTGCAAAAGAGCCTTTGAAAACGGAAACGACCGCCCCGCCACCCACCGACCGAAAGGAAAAAAATAAGGTGGGGTTACGGGCAAGCAGGCGGCAGGGACAGCCATAGCCGAAAGGCAGACGGGCAGGCAGACGGCACGCCGCAGGGTATTTACGGAGAAAATACCGTAGCTTATTAGGGAATTTTCCGAGCCGCAATACTACGTATCGCTGAAAATTCCCCAATAAGGCAAGGGGCAAGCCCCTCTGCACACCCCATCGGGGACGGCATTTGCCGCCCCCGAAGATACAAAAAATCATTGTTTCACAAGCCAAAAAAGAAAGGAAGAATATATGGGTTTCGTAGTTTTACACATGGAAAAGGCGCACGGCAGCGACAGCGGAACGACCGCACATATCGAGCGTTTCATCATACCGAAGAACGCCGACCCCACACGCACACACCTAAACCGCAGACTCATCGAATACCCCGACGGGGTGAAAGACCGTTCGGCGGCTATACAGCAGAGATTAGAAGAAGCGGGGCTGACACGCAAAATCGGAAGCAACCAAGTACGGGCTATCCGCATCAACGTATCGGGAACGCACGAGGACATGAAGCGGATAGAAGAAGAGGGGCGTTTGGACGAGTGGTGCGCCGACAATCTGAAATACTTCGCCGACACGTTCGGAAAGGAGAACATCGTGGCGGCTCACCTGCACAGGGACGAGGAAACACCGCATATACACGTTACGCTCGCCCCCATCGTCAAGGGAGAGCGAAAGCGCAGGAAAAGGGAGGAACAGACGAAAAAGCGATACCGCAAGAAACCGACCGACACCGTGAGGCTGTGCGCAGACGATATTATGACACGGCTGAAATTGAAGTCCTACCAAGATACCTATGCCGTGGCGATGGCGAAATACGGGCTGCAAAGGGGCATAGACGGCTCGAAAGCTCGCCACAAGTCCACGCAGCAGTATTATCGGGATATACAGAAACTCTCCGACGACCTCAAAGCGGAAGTGGTGGATTTGCAGCAGCAGAAAGAAACGGCACAGGAGGAACTAAGACGGGCGAAAAAAGAAATACAGACCGAGAAGCTGAAAGGGGCGGCAACCACCGCAGCCGCCAACATCGCCGAGAGCGTCGGTTCTCTTTTCGGCAGTAACAAGGTCAAGACGCTGGAAAGGGAGAACACCGCCCTGCATAAGGAGGTAGCCGACCACGAGGAAACCATCGAAGCCCTGCAAGATAGGATACAGACCATGCAGGCAGACCACAGCAGGGAGATACGGGAAATGCAGCAAAAGCACGGCAGGGAGATAGCCGACAAGGACACAAGGCACAAGCAGGAAATATCGTTTCTGAAAACGGTAATCGCAAGGGCGGCAGCATGGTTTCCCTATTTCCGTGAAATGCTCCGTATCGAAAACCTCTGCCGCCTTGTCGGGTTCGATGAAAGGCAGACCGCAACGCTCGTCAAGGGAAAGCCGTTGGAGTATGCAGGGGAACTCTACTCGGAGGAACACGGACGGAAATTCACGACCGAAAGGGCAGGTTTCCAAGTGCTGAAAGACCCCACGGACGGGACTAAATTGGTTCTTGCCATCGACCGAAAGCCCATTGCCGAGTGGTTCAAGGAACAGTTCGAGAAGTTAAGGCAGAACATACGCCGACCTATACAACCGCAAAGGAAAGGCAAGGGATTCAAGCTATAAATGTTAAATCCTGCCCGATTTGCCGAAAAAAGTGCGGTACGCTGTTCGTGGTGTACTGCACTTTTTTTATATTTGTTCGCAAGGTGATATACTTGAAGAAAATAACAGCCGATTTCGCTGTTAGCACAATGTTATGCG